GGAGATATTGTTTATATAAATAGTGGCATATACGCAGTAGCATTTGATTCAAAATTCTGTGTAAAACGCATAAAAGAAAACGAACTTCAAACAACAGGCCGCCTTACTTTATACTCAGACAATCAAAACTCAGGCTTTATTTCCATAAAAAGCACAGAAATAAAAGCAGTCTGGAAGGCCATCCGCATAGTAGATCAAAAATTATAATTAACCAAAAACATATCTTCAAAATGAAAAATCGAAAATGGATTGCCTATTTATTTTTTACAGCAATAATATTTTTTATAATATCTATTGTAGCTGCAATTCTATCACCAAAATCTGAAGCAAATATTCAAAAAGAAAAATCTGATAGTACAGCAAAAGCAAAAGAAGAACTATTATTTAAAATGTATTTTTTCTCAGAAAAGATTATCAAAGGAAATTTAAAAGATCCTGATTCATATCAAGAAATCGAGCATAAATCAAACTTTACGAAGCAATCAAAAGAAGAAAAAACCTACATCCAAGTAAAAATAAAATACCGTGCAAGAAACAGTTTTGGAGGAATGGTTGTAAAAGATAGGTATTTCAATTATGATAAAAACATGGCCTTAATTGAAACATTTGAAGAGTAAAAAAAATGACAAAAAAATGACAAAACCCAAAAATATGACAGTCATTTTTACAAATATGTCATCATAAAAAAAACATAAACAATTAATAATCAGTAACTTATAAAAACATAAAAAAGGAAAGTGCAAGCCCGCTTCCCGCAACACATGTTAATATAACTCGCTGATAATCAGTGAGTTATTTTTGTTTCTACCCTGTCATAAAAAAAATATGACAATAATATGACAAGCCCTACATCTCACATTATCAAATTTAGAAAAAAATTAAAGTTATGCAAATAGAAACCGAATATAAACTTTGTCGAGTAGCTAATTCAAACGGAGATCTAAAAAAACCCTGGTACGTAGAATATTATATTTTTTCGGAAACGCAAAACAAGCTCATCCGCAAACGTCACGTACTAGCTCAAAAAACAGCCAAAGAAAGATACGCACATGCAAAATTATTTTCTGATCATGTCAACAAAATGCTTTTAGCTGGCCACACCATCCAAAAAATATCAAAGAAAAAAAATACTGATCTATCGCCTGAATCAACTATTATCGAAGCAATAACAAACTTTATAGCATATAAAGAAAAAACAACCAAACTACGCACATTTCAATCATACACATCAGACATCAGAAACTTTACTGCCTACCTGGAAGAAAATAATCTTCAAGAAATCACAGTAGCAAAGTTTACAGAAACTATTGCCACAAAATACATCGATGATCTATCAATAAAAGGATTTTCCAACCGCCGACGAAACAACCTGAAAGCCACCATCTCAGGCATATTTAATTTTCTTATCAAAAGAAAAATAATCGATGCAAACCCCTTTGAAGGCATCGAGCGATTAAACTGCGTAACAAAAAAACATGCGGCCTATCAAAAAAACCTTGTAAACGACATCAAAAAATACTGCCTCGAAAACAACGACGAACAACTTTGGCTTTTCATTTCATTCATATATTACGCCGCCATTCGCCCAGGTGAAGAACTCCGCCGATTATTAATTTCAGACATCAAAGAAAAAACGATTTTTATCGATGGCAAAATCGCAAAAAACAACCGATCACAGCACATCATGATTCCAGAACCATTACAAAAAATCATCAACCAAAAAAACCTCAGAAACTACCCCCAAAACTACTACGTATTCTCATACAACGGCCCAGGCACCGTATTAGTAGGCAAACACTATTTTTATGACAAGCACGTAGAAGTATTAAAAAAACTAAACCTTCAAGGCCAAAATTATGATCTCTACTCCTGGAAGCACACTGGAGTCATTGCCCTATTTCAAGCCACGCAAAACATAGAACTGATTCGCCAACATTGCCGACACTCCGACCTAGCCACCACACAAAAATACCTTCGTGACCTAGGACTATTTATCGACTATGAACAAATAAACCGCTTCCCAGAAATATGAGATACAAAAAAGCAAATGACATCTTTGAAAACCTGCCCGAATGGATTAAATGGTTATTTCGTATTTCAATCATCGCAATTATAATTGCAAACTTTGTTATAAAAAAAGGCTGATATAATTTATATCAGCCTATCTTAATCATCCAAACGTACTAGCACTCACCACCTCATTCAAATTATTACTTTCAGAAATTACCTGGCGAATACTCACTGGAGGCTTATCAGCATTCCTTCTACTACTTTCTGCAATGTCCGATAATATCCCACCAAGCCTATCAAGCACCCCAGTGGCATCCATCACAGCCTTTACTGTTTCTGCCGTATTTGCATTAATATTTTTCAAATCTTCTCCAGCTTGCACCGCATTATCACTTGCAGCCTGAGCATTTGCAGGCACACCTTCACCATCAACAGTTCCCAAATAACCATCTTCAGCATAAATTGGCTTGCCCGTTTTATTAATAGAACTATTTGCAAGTTGTCTAAGCAAATTACCATGTCGCTTAGTCATTTGCCTACTAAACACACCCAAAAACTCCCCTTCTTCAACCTTTGCAAGTAGTTTGCCATTTCTCGGATTAATCACCCAATTACCCCCCTCAGGAGTATTGTGCCTAAGCCCACCCAATACTCCCGCATTTTGAAAATATCCACTATCTGACATAGGCTGGAACGTACCATCTGCAAACTGCGGCATCGGCTCACTACGTATTTTTGCAACCTGTGCAGCAGTAGCCACACCCACCAATGCAGCCATCGCAAAGTTAACTGGAGGAAAAGAAGAACCCAAAGCTTTTACAAAACCCACAATACCGTTAATAATTGCCGTAGCAATGTTTAACTTCTTTTCTCTTTCCCAAGCCGCAATCTTCAAATCCCTTGTTTTATTATCATAATCTTTTTCAATTTTTGATAATTCCGCACCAGTAGCATTTTTTTGAATAACAATTGCCTCTCTTTCTTTAGTCAAATTATCAATCTGCTTCTGCAAATCCGCCTTTCTTTTTTCATCTTTTTCAAAATACTTCTCTTTTTCAAGTTTAGCAATTGCCGTATCCAAATCAACAATCGCATCCTCCTGTTTTTTCAATTCAGATCTAACAGCCTTAGTCTCTTCTTGCTTTCCTTTCTCAATTATATTCAATTCAGTCTGCCCTCGCATCTTCACAATATCAATAATAGCATTAGCCGCATCCGCAAATTTGCCAATATTATCACTCACAAAACCAGCAACTTTCTGAAAAAATTCTACATAAGTCTGTACAGCCGCCAACTTAAATTTAGTAGTTTCACTAAGCTTTTTACCCATTGCATTTGCATACCCAACCAAATCGCCCTGCATCAGCATTTCAATAGCCTGCATCTTTTTTTGCTCTTCAGCAAGCTCCTGAAATTGCCTTCTTGTATTTGCTCTCTCTTTTTCTCCTTCCCAATTTACTACCCTATTAAAAAGGCTTTCGTTCATTTTTGCCGAAGCATCAACTGTCACAAATTCCTTAGCACTAATAGTATCAAGATTAGTAATCTTTAGCTTAGTATATCTATTTTCCAAATCATTCAAATCATTAATCAAATTCTGATTTAGCACCTTTGTATACGTAGCCTTTACACTTTCACTTGCCTTAGATTTATTAACATTTGCAATCTCCGCCTCATATTTTTGAAGTAACTGAGCTTTTTTTGATGCCAATTCATCTTTTAAACTCTTTGCCCAGGCATCATCTATTTTGGCAAGCATATCTTTATTTGCTGCCACCTGCTCATCTCTATACTTTTTATTATCTTCAGCCTTTTTTGCGTTACCTTCAGCATTAGTTTTTACACCATGATTTTTTAAATCTTCATTTGTATTTTTTTCATTTGTCGCTTTAGTATTTAAACTCTTTTTTGCATCATCTTCCGAAACCTTATGCCCTTTTGCTAATTCATCATTATAGCCCTTCATTGCATCCCTACCCACGTCCCGAAATCCATTTTTTATCTTATCAAAAAATGTTGCAAAATCTAAAGTTAAAAGAGCTTTATAAATATCAAAAACAAGTACACCAAAACTCTTTAATCCCTCCCAAAGTGCCTTTGTTACTGCCCTAACTGACTCAAAATTATTATATAAGTAAATCAATCCACCTATCAGCCCAGCTATCAAAGCAATCACAGCACCAATCGGATTAACACTCATCACAAAATTCAAACCTGCCTGAGCAGAAGCAGCCGCAGCCGTATAAATTGCCTGTGCCTTACTTACAGCATTATAATAAATAGTCGAAGCAGTAGCCGCAATCATACCAAAGTTCAGCGAAACCAAAGCCACACCCAAGGCAATAAATAACTCCTTATTATCAATTATAAACTTAGGAGTTTCTTTCAAAATGTTAACAACCGTAATAAAAGCAGTAGCAATACCCTGAATAGCAGGAATACCTTTATTTATAAAAAGACCTAATAGATCTACCCATAATGGAGCTAATTGTTGACCAATAACTACTTTTTGATTTATCATTGCCGCTTCTGCCTGCGTCATTTTAAATGCAACTGTATTAGTTTTATCCGCCAACATTGAGGCAGCACCACCACCAGCTTCAATCTTTTCAGTCCATTCCTTTAGCGTTTTATTGTTATTTGTCAATGCAAGCCCAGCACTCACATTTTCTGTACCAAATAATTTTAAAGCATCTTTAGCCGTTAAATTTTTCTTTGATAAATTTTCAAAAGCTACATCAAGCCCCACAATACTCGGATTCGTATCATCAGCACCCTTCATCAACATAGCCAATGTCCCACGCAAAGCCGTTCCCGCCTGCTCGCCTTTAATTCCATTTTGATGAAGAATCTGCAAAGCTGAATTAGTCTCACCAAAACTCAATCCTGCTGCATTAGCCACAGGCCCAACATATTTCAACGCCGCACCAATTTCATTAATCTTACCAGCCCCCACAATCGTACCCGTTGCCAATATATCCACATACTTTGCTGCACTATCAGCCCCAGCACCAAACTGGTTCAAACTCTCAACCATTACCTTTGCAGCTTCAGGCACATCCATCTCACCCGCCAAACTCAACCTGATAGCTTCATCCGTAACCGCCTTCAAAGCCTCCCTATTTTCTAACAAATCACTTTTACCTGAAGCAATCGCATTATAAGCCTGCAACATTTCATCACCAGTCTTACCAAAAGCTTCACCCGATTCAACAGCCTGCTTTTTAAAATATGCAAGTGTATCACCAGTCATTTGGGTTTCACCCTTTAAATTTTGTGCAGCCGTCTCAAACTTTTTAAATTCTCCAACACTATCACCTAAAAAACCAAAAAGCCTCTGACCAAACTCCACAATAGCCGCAACAGAAAAAGCCCCCAAAATCCAACCCTTCAAACTATCCCATACACCCACACTACCATTAACAGTCTCATTTACTGCTTTAAAATCCGTTCTCAACTCCGTCAATCTACCGTTCACCTCTTTCAATCTGGCAGCCGAAGCAATATACTCCTCAGTACCAGGTACCAAATCCTTCGTAGCTTTCAATAGCTCCCTCTGGTACTTCTCCAACTGCTTCACAGTCATTTCATTCACATTCATCTTACCCGTCAAATCATCATACTCCTTCTGCAAGCCATTGATTTCTTTTTTCAAAGCATCATACTCACTTGCATTTTCTTTTGTACGCTTTCCAAGCTCCCCCTGTTTACTTTTCAAATCATCGATTTTACCAGACAATTGCCCAACATAATTCGCTGCCTCCTGCCCATCAATCACAAGTTTTATTCTTGCTTCTTCCGTTAATTGCATTATTTCCTAAGATTAATTTCCCAAATCTCAGCAAAACCAAAACCCCCATATAGGACAAAAGCCCCACCCTTTACACAATGAGGCTTAACAAAATATTTATAAAATTCTATTACTAAAAATTCCAATTAACTTTTAAATTCTTCCATCGCTTCAAATGTCTTTCTCAATTTTATAAGATGATGATTAACTTGCTGCAATTTTGAAAACTGACTTTCAAAAGTAGATTCTGTATCAAGCATTATCATCGAACTTGTGAAATCATGTACTACCTGTATCATTTCAACAATATTCTTAGTAGTTCCTTCAAATTCATATATTTGTTCATCCATAAGCGAAAACATTGGTAAAACATTTACCAACATTCCATTAAAAGGATTTTTAATAAACAAATGCTCTGGTATATTATTATTTTTATTATTTTTGTTCATGATTTTTTCTAAACTTTACGGTTGGAAATTGATTTACGGTCGGTGCTGATACACCGACCTTTTTTTTAGTTATTATTATCTTCTAGCATAAGGCTCAACTGGGTACGCTGTTGCTTCTTTATTTTACCAGCAATATCTTTTGCAGTTTCTTCCAAATTCATCATTCTTATATAATCTGGATTTTCTCTCAAAAGTTTTTGATGTATCACTTCCTTTTCTTTTTCTGATTCTGCTTTTTTCAAAGCATCTTCTCGCATTGTACCAAACAAAATTTTATCAATCGTCGAATAAACCCAAACTTCAAAATTTGGATTAAGCCATGCAGCAAATTTTAAAGCTAAAATTCTGTGCATCCAAGTTCCTGATCGTTGTTTAGTAATAAATAAATCCGCTTCTTTTTCAATACCCAGATAATGGGATATCCCATTATTTAAAGCTGCTTCAACAAATGATTTTGTACTATCTAATCTCATAAAATCAGGTATCAATTTACCAAAAGGCTTTGCCATTTCATTAGCATTTACCATCATATTAATTTTGCTTAAGTCAAAGTTAATTTGCTGACCTTCATACTCAAAAATTCGATTTGTTTGCATTGATTTATTATTTATATTATATAATTATTTATATTACAAATGTAACATATATTATATTATTAATACAAATGTTTTTTAACTTTTTTTATTACTTTTGTTTCATCAATAATATAAATATAATAATATGGCAAAAATAGCATTGGATGTTCCCGACGAATTGCACTTCCAAATGAAAGATGAGCAGTTAAAACTTGAAAAAGAAGGCAAAAAAGTAAACTTAAAGGATATGTATTATGAAATCATTGAATTAGGTTTAAAAGCCAAAAAAAAAGCCACCTCGTAAAAAGTGGCTTTTTTAGTTTTCTATAATTAACAAAAAAAGCTAAATACTATATAATTAAATTTATAATAAATCAATTATATCACTCGCCAAAGTTCTATCTTCTTTCACAAGATAAACAATAGAATTGCCTTCTTCAATAGTATCGACAAGCTCGATGAATCGTCTGCCGTAAATATTTGGCACGTGCAGCTCATCATCCAATACCCAATCAAAACCATCAATTTTAAGGCCGTATTGAATTAACTCCCTAATAATCTCAAACAAATGTTTTTGAGGAATATCACGACTGCCATTTAATGCCTGGCCAATCGTACTTTGAGGTAAATTCAATTTCTTCTCTAAACCATGAAAAGATATTAAATCATGCGTTTTTAAAAAGTCGCAAACTTGTTTTGATAACTGCGAATGTCTGTCCATATTTGTAGTCTATTTATTTAGAACGACCCACAAAGCAGTTTTGGACTGGCATCGTGGGTCGTGTTGCTTTTAGCTATTTAATTAAAGAATCCTTAATTGAATTAAAAAACTCAATTGCTTCAATTTTAGATTTGAAGTCTTTTGAAAGTGTAAAATATTTGTTTCCATGCCCTGGTTTTCCTGCAATATTACATCTTTCTCCAAACGATAGAGTTACTTTTGTTTTCTTTTCAAAAAGCTCTAATTTACCACTTCTTGATTCTGTACCAGCAGAATAAAACCCTTTACTAATCAGAAATGAAATGTTTTCTTTACGAATTTGAGAATTTGCTTTTGAGTTGTCATTGAATAACGTTTCCATTTTGTTTATTTATTTAGAAATTGTTGCCCCTACTTTTTTATTTTTAAAGGATTTTCGGGTTTCTCCTTCTTTGATGAACAAATTTACGAACAATATTTTATTTGTCAAAGAGTTTTGACAAATATATTTATATAATAGTGTAAATATTTTTCAAAAAAAAAAGCCTGACTAATTCGGAAATCCCGAATAACTCAAGCTTTTAATCTATAAAAAAAATATATACCTAATCTATCACCTTTTTATTCAACTTATATGCCAATAAATCATCTTGTTGATATCAACAAAATGGTTATATACCTACTATATCACCTTCTTATTCAACTCATACTTATCCATAAGCTCATTAAACTCAATCTGAAACTCCTCCAACTTTTCAGTACTCAAATGAGGTAAAGCAAACATCAAATTAAAATATTCACCAATCGCAAGCACACCCTGGTTAGTATTATGCAAAATCTCCTTATTAAATTCTCCCAACTGCCTTTTTTCATCCCCTCGCAAATACACATCCATTTGAAGCTCCAAGCAATCATAAAAAGTTTTTACAGCCTGTTTAGTTCGCTGCTTAAAAATCCAAGAATTTTTCACATTATGCTCATCCATATAGTTCAGCAAAAACTGACATATAAAATGTATTATCAATATTTCATTTGTCATTTTTTTTCCAATCAAATAAAAATTCCTTAGTTTCTTTTTCTTGTTCCGTATAATTAAAAAACACAAAACCACTTTTCCCCCTAGAAAAATTTGTTTGCACCCAATCGCTGCTCGGACTCAAAGCAGGATAGTTAAAATAATTAAATTTACTTGGGGTGCTGTCAAATAAATATTGATGACTATCCCCCTTAGAAAACTCAATAACAATTCCATGCTTAAACAAATAATTTACATCTATATACTCATTAATTTTCTTCTCATGTACATCATCCAACTTTGGCTTAAAACCAAATTTTAGATTTTTATCATCCTTGCCATGCGTCAGTATAAACGTAAACTTCCCCACCGAATAATGCCCAATAAACTTTCTTTGATTTTCCACAACCACATTATTAGGATATTTCATCTCTGCAATCTCCTTAAACGCACTATTTACCACATAGCCAAACGCCGCCGAATGATTATCCACACAAATATTATGTACATAAATTTTATCATAATACTTCATCAGCTCATCCACCATCTGAATCTTAAACCTTATCCCACAATCAAACGCTTCCTGATTCGTCATATTCTGCGGCAAATCATGCCCTTTCCTAGCAGTCTGTCCATCCCAGCCATCCATAAAATCACCAAGGTCGTCAATATATAAAATATTTGATTTCTGATGCTTTACCACATGATTGACAATAATCTTCAACCTTTCAAACAGCTCTTCAGCATCCCATTTTCCCCCGTACAAACTGTTACCATCAGGATTTACATTCATCCCTACATGAGCATCCGTATATACCAGCCTATCAAAAAAACCAACTTTCTTTTTTTTCTTTTCAACAATTACAGGCTTAAATTCATCAATATAAAATGCCTTAAAATCAATATCCTTAATTGCCTGCTCCTCTATATCTACATAATTAGGATTCTTCACAAAAGCCGAAATTTCTTTCGTCTTAAACCAAAGATGCTTCATCGAACTATTCGGCACATCAATATTTTCAGAAGCAGTATAAACTCCCTCATGCTCATCCAAAATAGCCTTTCTATTTCTTCCAATTTGCTTTCGTAAAGTCACAAAATGGCTATGTTCTTCACCCAAATCGCTCACCTGATCAATCACCCTTTTAGCTACCTGAGTATCATTAAGATATTTATTTTTCAATAAAATCTCAATAACCTTTTCCCGATACATAGCAAATACTTTGCTCATATTTTAGTTTTTTATCAAAACACATAAACAAATACCTTTATAATTTCAACCTAACCACACTCGTAAACCTACCCTTAGTTTTTACATTATAGCTTTTACCAGCAATCTCAAAACTATGCACAGTTTCACCATCAATCTTCCCAAATCCATCCAAAGCAAGCACCAAAGCCTCATTATTTTTCACTTTATAAGCAATCAAAACTTTCTTTTCTGTATAACATTTACTTGGCAGTTTTACAAAATTCCAATCACTTTTCCACTCAACAATATCCTTATTTTCGCTCACAGCCCAAGCCCCGCTCATCATCCAATCTATATTCTTTATAGGTTGAGATGGATATTTACTCACATGCTCCCCTTGCTTAATTGGCAAATCATTACCGTTCAAATCCGTAGCACCCCATCCCCAAAACTCTTTTTTATCATCCCAATAATTTGGATCACTCCAACAATCAAACCCATCACCCACGGCCACAGTCCAAGCACCCCAATTAAATGCCACACTCGGACTAACCTTTGGTTTCACCTGAGCTAAATAACTTCCACCATCATAATCAACCCGTACCCGCCCAAGATCAAAATTATTAATCAACTCAACATCAAACCAAACAGTAGCCAAAATCTTCTTTTCCTTATTATATTTTCTATGAAGCAACAATTCAAACAAATAATGATGAATCACCCCATCTTCCACAGGATAATTCTGATACCCACCAATATGCCCAAACTCAACAAACCTAGCATAATCAAAATCAATACTTACCCACATACCATATTTAGCCTGAAATTCAGCCAAACTCCCATTAAAATTTAATGCGTCCGTAAAATCCAAACCACTACCCTGAAAAATAGGCCTACCCATTCCAATTCCGCTCACAGTCCACAAAGCCATCTTAGCCTTATGCTCATGCGTAGCCCACCACTCCAGGCATCGCAAAATCTTATCTTTTCTCACATGCCATTTTGTCCCCACATGCTCCCAGTTTAGCATCACATATCCATAATCTTTGCACGGAAAATACACCTTTTCAACAAAGCTCTTCAACAACTCATCACCATCCACCCGCTCACACCAAACATCAAAATCCGCCTGAGTAGAAGTATAAGCACCAGGGCAACCCAAGTCAGTCAACCAACCATCACTCACAAATACATATCCCTTATCACCATTATAATTTTTCGCAAAACTAACTCCCTTCTTCAGGTAATTATATTTTTCAAAATCCCTCAATGGCGTAGGCTGCATAATCACATACTTACCAACAGGCAACTTGAAATCTGGAAACCTCAAATCAAAATCCATCAGCTGCGTATTCATATCAGTAAAATAACCTTTAGGTTTCAAAAAATAAGTAGCATTTCCATCACGCCAAATATCCCGCTCACCCTTCACACTCATATACTCTTGCTCCCACGCTCCATACTGCCATATATTACCATAATTATTTGCCATAATCGGAGCAAAGTCATAACCACCCATATCAGTTATTTTTTCAGGTATCTTACTTACATGTACCCAATCCGTCGGCTCAATAAAATACCTAGTCTTATCACCATATAAGCCTGCCTGCTTAAACATTTCCACCGTTCCACTAGTAGCAGGTATCACCACCACACTATCTTTTTTATTATCAGTATTTTGCACAACCCAGAAATCGCTCAAATTTGCCTTAATCCCATCAAACTTCAAAAACCCCTGCAATTTCAAATCAAAACCGCTATAATCCTTCGCAAAAATACCATCACTCACAAACGCCCCCAACTTAGCCTTATACACTACCCCAATACTATCAGGCCTCACAAAAAGCACATATACATTCCCAGTACTATCAGTCGGATATACCTTACCAACCTGCCCATTGGCCACCATCGCAACCAATATCAATATACCAATCAAAAATCTTTTCATTGTTTTGAATTTAATTATGCTCAAAAATAAATATGTACACCACCAAAAAACAGGACAAAAAAAAGCCCTGAAACTCAGGACTCAATCACCAATCGCACCAGCCACATTCCTAGCCAATATTGCAGCCGTTTTTTCAGCCGCAATTGGCCCAACTGCTTTTCTTATTTTAGTAGTAGCCACATTATACCAATCTTGCCCCTTTCTCACTCTTAGCTTACCCTTTCTCATCCTACCAGCCACCATTGCCCAAGCCAACCGCATTTCCGCTCTTCCAGTCGAAGGCATCCGCTTACTTCCATCATTATACCCAGGCACAACAGCACTATTGATCAACTTTCTTTCCTTTATAAACCGCAAAAACCCCTTTACAATATCAGGCATCGATCCCTCCGTAAAATCAATATCACTATATTTTTTACCTTTATTTTTCGGCTGCTGAAAACCCTTATACTCCACATACTTCATGTCCAAAAACCTTCCGTACATTTTAAAGCTCGCCTGCACCCACCCAGCAAAATCGCTAATCTCTTTTTGCAAATCCCTATTAAAACTATTCAAAAGCTCCTGAGTCATCACTCGCCCACTGGCCACAATCGCCTTTTCATACTCTTCCTGCATTATACTCGCCACAATTGGCAGTACTTCCTTCATCAAATCCTCAAACTCCCTATTGCTCAATACTATATTCTCCATGCTTTCACCACCCCAATTTTAGATTTTTCACTTTTTACCGCCACTCTATCCAGCATCCAATTCACCCCATCAATATGCACAATCGGCAGTTCATCACTTTCACCCCTAAAAATCGCCGCAACCCTAGCCACCTCATAAGCACCCAAGGCAGCCAATTCATCAATCCAATATCCACCCATCCTAAACTTTTCATCCGCTGCCCAAAAATTCTTGATCAAACCATCAGTTCCAGCCCATTTTATCACCACACCACCAAAAGCATTACTGGCAGTAGCACCACCAGTATGATATATCAACCTGGCCCCAAACTTCTTATCCAAATTACTACCCACATTACTCACGCCAACCTGTTTAGTTGTCAATACCCCATTAGCAGTCACCAAACTAGAAAACGCCGTATCAACCTTAATTCTGCCACCATCCACATTTGTGGCCCCATCCGTCAAATAATTATCAAACAGCACATCCTTACTCAATCCATCACCACTATCCACAGCAAACTTCATCTCAAGCCCATCCGTATTTGCCATAGTTCCGTATTTTATTTTTTTCATATACCTAGTCCAATCAAGACTGACTGGCCCCGTAAATATATCTTTCACAAAATCCATCCGTAAAACCTTTCGCTTCACATCAAAATATAAAGCCAAATCATACAACTTCCTCAAACTAAGCACCAGCTCAGCCACCGTCAATTCTGGCAAATGCTTTCTTATCACAATACCAGTCTCACCATCCAAACTTTTAGTATTATATACCACCAAAGCCCCAGCCATCGCACTATCCCAAAAATCCCCCACAAAGCTCACCCCACTTAGCACTCCAATTCTTTTTAAAATATCTTTCAAAAAAAACATCGGCACCTTTGTCGATGCCGTATAAGCACCACCCGTATAATCATTCACCTTACCAGTATAAGTACCAGGCTTATCCTTATCATAAAAATCAGCATTCGCAATCGTCGGCATACAAAACCCGCCACTATTCCAAGTGTAACTTGTCACACTATTCCAGCTCGCAGGAAAACTCACCACCCCAAAATCAATCTCAGAAAGCAATTTGGACTGATATTGTCCAAAAAACTCTCTCAAATTGCTTACAAAATCAAAGTCAAAACCACCCTGCCCATCTTTCAGCTTTACATATCCCTTATCCACCAAATTCCCACCTTCCACAATCTCACAGTAAAATAGCCTATTAGCCCCCCTAACTTTCGGATGCCCAATATTCCCAAGCAAAGCCCTATTTCTTGCCGAATCACTCAAACTAATCCCAGCCGCAAAACTACCAGCAGGAGCATCAAAACTCAGCACAGGATTTTTCAATTCCAAATCAAACCCAGCCCCAACCTTCAAATCAACTCGCTCTCCCTCAATCAACACATCAAACTTAGTAGCCATATATATAAATGTCTAAAAAATATCTAAAAACCACACAAAAAATATCTAATAAAATCATCATTATGGCTCAGTAAAAAATGCCACCGCAGGCACAACCACATCAGTATCACCATACAACCATCTCAGCTGCATACTATTACCACCAGCATATTCAAAATATTCCATCTTAAAATTATAAATCCGCCCAGCTTCCATCACCATACTACCATCCAAAGCCAAACTACCATGTTCATACCAACCATCAATCAACAGCACATCATTTACCCAAAGTCTCACACCATCATCACTAATAGCTCTATATCTCACCAATCCAGACACAGGCCCAACTACATACCCAGTCCATCTAACACAAAAGAAATCTTCTGGCAAACTTCCCAAAGCCCAGTTATTTTCAAAATTAATATTTTCATCAATCCTATTAATACCCACCGTAGCCGTATTCATCCAAGTGCTTAAAGTAGGCACCCTAGCAGGATCATCCCCATAATTAAAATATTTACCCCTCACACCAGCCACCATTGCCACACAAGTTCCAACACTATTAGCATAAGCCTGCGTATCAATCGCAGCCGCCGCAGCACTAGCTTTAGCATTAGCATCAGCTAAACTCAAACTACTACCATACACCCCAGCATCAATCACAATACTTGCCAAACTACCAGCAAACCCAACTCCACAATCATTTTTTTTATAGCTACCCGTCACCGTCAAAGCAGTATTCAAATACGGAGTAGTACTAGCCAAACATTCCCCACTCGACTCCACAGCATAATACCCAACCGTACCAGGTACATTAGCTTTCATAGCCACACCCTTCACCCGCTCACCACTATCCACATACACCAGCTTCAACTTTGCATATCCTTTCTTTCCAATCCTAACACCATTTTCATTAACCAAGCAATACCCTTGCTCAGGCACCCAGGCAGTCAATCTTTCAGCAGCAAAACTCCCCACAGGCATATCACTATACCCTATCGCCTCCTTACTTTCCACAAAACCAAACACCCTACCACCCAAATACTCACCATCTTTTCTTAGCTCCATTACTTCACCGGCACTCACAATCGGCACAAGTCCTTCTTGCGTCACCACATATACCAACCTACTCCAAGCCAATTCCTCAAAATACTCAATCCACTTATCACTCAAGCCAAAACCAGTAGCAATAGTCAATTCTCTACTTCCAGTTATACTTGTCACAAAAACTTCCTCACTGCTTGGCAAATACCCAGCCACCAAAGCCCGCTCAGCAGTTTTCACCATCAATTTCAAATTCCTATTCATCACCCCCGTACATCTCACCACATCAATACCACCCAAACTATTCACCATAACCAAATACCTCACATACTCAAAATATCGCCTATCAAGCACAAAACTACGCTCTTCACTCACCCGCAAATCTGCCTCATTTCCAAGCCATATTTTGTACTTAAAAATCCCGCTCACCCCTTCCTTACCAGCAAGCCCCAAGGCACCATATCCAACACTCACACTCAAAAGACTATACAACTCAACAGCACTATATTCTTCAACTTTCCAAGTTTCAGTACTACTATCATTTCTTATAACCGTACACCAAAGCCTCAAACTCGTAGGCTTACTTTCAAAATTTGTCAAAAAGCTAAGCACCACAGGCATATCCACATCCACCATACCACCATCAGGCTGCCAAGTCAAAAACTTCATATTAGCATCCAAATACTTCGTAAAAAACAAATCTCCCCACGCTGGAAACTGATTTTCATTCAATCTACCCTTAATCACATACTCCACAGGCCCAGTCACATCAGTACCACTCACCAGCACCCCATTATTTTCAATATAAGTTCTGACTCTATACGGCATCACAGCTTCAGCCTGAATTCCAAACAAACTAGTACTTACATTATCAAAAGCATCAAAACCAGCAATATTCCATTCCAACTTTCCATCCAAAAACTCACCAATATCCACACTCCACCCATCATAAATAACCAAACCAGACTCATCCCTCGGAGGCACCTCACTACCACTCAGCAACACCAACCGCACAAACTCCCCAGATCTATAAGCCTTAGGCACCAATACTTCGGCATAATATACCAACCCACTTCTATTCACAATACTTTCATCAGCCGCATCAACACACACAATCAATTGATTTTGCCCAAACCTTACCGCCTTATGTACAATATTCGCAGCATCCATAATAATATCTTTAGAAAATTTTATAATTCAATACCCAAACCTAAACAATCAATTCTCATCACAATAGGACAAAAAAAAGGCAGTCAGCAAAACCAACCACCTTTCCACCTTTCTAATTAACTAAATCTAAAACACGAAACGAGCAAATATCTTAATTCAATAAAGCATCAACACCAATATTCAAATCAAAATCAACACTATACCCATACGCACTCACATTCGCAAAATTACTCACCGCATGAAACTTATTGCCCACCAATTCAATCTCATACCTATATCCAATATTTTCAATCATTGCCGTATCACAATCATTCTTTATTTTTCCAAGCACTTTCGTCAGCACAACCCTAGCATCTCGTCTCACACCAGGAAGCTCACTCACATTTACTTTATTGTGTTTCATTAATATAGTCAACTGAGCATTAATCACATATCGCCCACTCCCAGCTCTATTACTTATCTCACCATCATACACCCCAACAAATAAGGCCAAACCCTTATAACTATTAGCAAAATAGCTTTCCACCCGCTGATGAATATCATCCCCAGCATCCAAATAAACCACCTCTTTTAATTCCACAATAGTAGGCATCACCACTTCTTTCAAATACAACACCAACCCAACTTCATCACGAATCTCAACCATAATAGTATATTTTTAATTCTTAATTTTCGAATCCAACACATCATCCAACAAATAACTCCAAACCACATGTGCATTAGTCTTATGCACTCCAGCTATTCCGCCAAAATACCCTTTCTGAGCCACATGCTTCAGCAGCAACATCCACCCACGGCCATCATCATACCTAGCATCATTTTCACTACCCTTACCAAAAACATCCTTATAACATTCAATAAAATAAGTAAACTCAGCCTCAAACCATTGCAAAAACGCCACCTTCACCCCAAACTCCAGCCCCTTAAAAATCTCAGCCCTTTCAATCACTCTTTGCTCATTATATATTTCCCTACAATCACCATTCCACTCATCACTCAACCTAAACTCCTTCAAATCTCTACGCTCAGGCCTCAAAAAAACCCCCATCAACATCTCCACCATTCCAAAGTCAGGCTCATTTTCATCATTAAGTTTCATAAAATACATCGCCGCCACACTAATCTCCACCGCATCCGTATCATCAAAGCCATCCTTCATAGCCCAATACCTAACCCCACCCACATCCAAATACTCATACGGCCTCTTTCTAATCCGATCACTAAAAATCCACTTCATGCACTCCTTCAGCATTGCCCACTGATCAAGACTCAACACCAACCTATCCCAAAATCTCACATCACACCCAAGCCCCGATCTAATCACCAACTCCCAAAAACTTCTCTCCCTACGTTCTTCAGGCACAAGCCCACACACCAGCAGCAAATTTCTCTGAGCATCATCACACTCATCAAATCCCTCAGGCACTCGAAACTTCCGCACCCCCAGCATCACAACTTTCATAGTACATTTCTAATCATAAAAAAAAATCATAGGGTAGGGCCATTAAAGCCCCACCAATGCCAAAATATCTCTTACCAATCCAATCGCAAACTTAAATAGCCAAATCACAATCACACTAGAAAGCATAATTCCAATCGCTTTAAGCAAAATCCCAAAAGCACCATTAACCAATTTATCAAAAGCATTCATATTTATTTTTCTTTATTATTTTTCATCCATCCAAAAGCCCTCACAACAATCCACATCAAATAACTCTGCCACCCTGGTATATCCGAGATCCTTAAAAGCTCCAAAAAAATCTTATCACAATAATTTCTGCTAAACAAACTTTTTCTCCAGATATAATCATGCACTATTGCAGCATTACAAGCATTCCCATGCGGCGGCACAACAAACCAAAACAACCTTGTCGAACTCACCAAATCCGTCTTAAACCCCTTCCTAATCAGCACATTATACTCAATCAGCAAGCAATCTTCAATCACTTGCCAATCAAGTTTTTCCACTTTCTTCAGCAATATCTCAGGATATATCGTCATTCCTTTTGCTCACTCAATGGCTTTAGTGTATATCCATATCCACCCGCCAAAGCTGCAGCTGCCGAATATTTCTCCGCAATTGTACCAAATTCAAGTTTTTTACAAATATCAATAATCAAAGTTTTTGCAGTACTCAAACCAATATTCATATTAGTAGCCAATTCACTTGCCATCTTACCAGTATCAGTATTCAAACCACCAAAGCTTTCAGCATTTGTAGTCTTAAAATCAATATAAAACTGGCGATAAAAAGTACTATCACTAAGATTACAATCAATATTATTAATCATCTTTGCACGAATTCCCGTAATCGTCACCGTTTTTCTTGTCTCATCCTGAAAAGTATAATTGTTTACCTTAAAAGTAAAACTTTGAGCATCAGCAATAAATGCTGAAAAAAGAATTGAAAAAATTATAGTCGCAGTTTTCATTGTATTGTATTAAATTTTAAAATATAAAATCACCAAGTAGTTAAAGCCGATCTTTTCCAAGTATTTGTAGCAGTACAGATATAAATATAACTAGCATCAATCCTAATCTCCCCCACCACCCCAGTAGCCGTAGCACTAGCAGGTGCAGTATTCAACGCCGCAAGTTTAAACTGAGTAGCCTGAGCCGTACCATTTACATCTAGTTTATATCCAGTAATTGTAGAAGTTCCAATCAATACATTTCCAGAAACAGGATTAAGTGCCAAAGCACGGTAAGTAATTCCATCCCCAGCCTCAAAGACTCCGTAGGGAGTTGAGCCTGTATTTTGAATCGTTAAGTTAAGATAAGGATTATTTGTTGCAGTACTTGCAATTTTTATTGTGTTATCACCACTACCAGAAATATGCAATTTTGCAGAAGGTGAATTTGTTCCAAATCCAGCATTCCCATTTCCAAGAAGGCTCAAAACTGTAACTCTTGTACTTGAGCTATTTCCAACCTCAAAATTCATTGTTTGATCAGTATTTGTTCCAGACCAACTATTGCTTATTGCATTGCTGAAGGTCGTAGGAAGATCAAAACGAGAAAATATAATATTATTAAATCTACCGGCATAATTAGTACTTGCAGATGAAGTAGAAGAAGTTTGTATAGTACCAATTGCATGAACTATTGAATTTGGCGAAACCGTTCCAATTCCAACATTTCCACTACTTGTAGCAAAATTCGCCCCAGTAGTCGAAGAATAAGAAAGTGCCGAAACCGCACCCGATGCAGCCAAAGAAGTAGCAGTAATTGCCGAATTAAATTTTGCTGCTCCAGCAACTTCAAACGCCTGAGTCGGATCCATCCCAATACCCACAAATCCATTAGCATCCAGCCTCACAGGATTCCAAGTAACCGTACTACCACCAGATTTTGTATTATATCTCAACGAAAAAACACCCAAATTTCCAGTATTACTCCAAGCCCCCGTAATACTAGAAAACGCACTAGTTGATACACTATTAGCAAAAACTGGAGTCAAAAAAGTATTAGTACCCGTAAAAACATTATTATTTCCAAGTATAGCAAATGCACTAGCATCCACACTACCATCTGCCTTCAAAAACTGCAAACTCGTACCACCAGCCCTTACAAAGCTCGGTGCCGTAATACTTCCGCTAAATACCCCGCCACTTTTATTTGCCTTACTGCTTACACTATCAGCCACCGTCACAAGCACATTATTTAGCTTAGTGGCAGTTATACCTTTATTACCCTGGCTCAATATCCCAGCATTTATTGTAGTCCTCAAAGTTTGCCCAAAACCAATCATAGGCCCAACCACTACCAACAAAAAAACCAAAAATCTTTTCATAAAAAAAAGTTTAATCGTAAAAAAATCATTCTATCATTCACTCATTCACTCATTGAAGCAAAACCAAACCAATCCCAACCAGTACACCAATACCAAAGCCTCTCATCACGCCCTTAGTTCTCTTCCACCAAACCTTCAAGCCTTTTTCTTTTTTCAAATCTACCTCAATCCACCCAATCACCTGATCATCAATCACCGCAATTTCACGCAGCACCACAATCGAATCTCTCGCCGCTTTCAATTCTTTCACACAAGCAAAACAACCTTCAGCCACACGCCTACTCACCACAATCCCAGTATCCACCACAGCAGCCTCATTCATCACCAAATGCTTTTTCCAAACTGTCGCACAGCTCGTCATCGCTAAGCTCATCAATATGCTTAATAGCCCTATTTTTTTCATTTTTAATATCTTTTAGCTTATTCTTTAAAGAATCCTTTTTCACAACCACCTGTTTCACTTTTACCTCCAAAACCTTTTTTGGCACAGCCTCTTTTTTCACATCTACACAAGTTCTTATCAAAAGAGACAATATAATCAAGCCCAAAACCACCAAACCTAAAATCAACTTTTGCCCCCATTCTTCTCGCAAATTCAGCAAATACAGCCACATCGCCTTCATTCTCAAACTCAGCCACAACCATACCCATTTCATATATTTTCTATTTTATGATTATCCACTTCAGACCCATTCCCATTTTTACCAAAAAAATACAAAAGCACCATCGATATAATCTGAATACTCTGTGCATTCATATTCATCATCATCCGCTCATATATTATCGGCGAAAGCAACTTCACATTACTACTCAAAAAAACACTCACCGTTACACTATTTATTATATGAAACAGCACAATAGCACCAGCCGCCCAGTGCATAAATTTTTGTTTAGTCAAATTCATCCAAAACAATTTCATAGCCTAAATGTCGATTTTATATATTTTTTCCAACTACCATCATAATCCACATCAATCACCTCACGCTTTAGCTTACTTAAATAATACGTAATAATCACAATCGAACTAACAGCCGACAATATCCCACCCACGTTCATACTAATCATCAACGGCGTAGCAATAATCAATAATCTTTCACTCATCAGTTCAAACCTTGCCATTATCCAAATCGTTAATTTTTATGTTTCAAATAAGCCTTTTCCAAAAGCACATCATATTTATTCTTGTAATACTGCGGCCCATTATACCCCCTCGCAAATCCAGCCCAATCTTTCGCTCTCAACTCATCATCCAAATAATTACTCTTCACATATTCAGCAAAAGCCATCAGCTGAAATCTCTCACCCAAACCAAAAACCCTAACCATATCAAAAACAGAATCAAACCCAGCCGCATCAAAATTAAACCCCATAATCTGAAACGCTCCCCAGCTACAACTCTTCAAAGCTATATTCTCATCAATATTTTTAGCCTGTTCCAAAATCTCATATCGCTCATCCATCGTAGCCACCCAATCAATAGCTTTATTAGCTTTTCTCTTCAAAGGTGCATACAATTTCACATTCCACACAGGACTCAAAATCCTAGTATTATTCTTTCTCAATAACTCCAATTTATCCACACTAAACCCACGTTTTCGCAACTCTCTCCAAAAAATATGAGGTTCAAAAAGCATCACAACCCTACCCGTCTCATCCAATCCACCCATAGGAGCTTCCACCTCTTTCACCGCCTTAACCACCGCCGCTTCGCAACCCAAAAACTCACCACATTCCAAATAATCCAACTCACTGATCATAAAATAAAAATTAAAGTAAAATCAATAATGCCAAATTTCACACACACGCACGCACACACTCCTATATATACTGCCGTGTGTGTGTGTTTAAAATATTAATTAAAAAAATTCAATATTTAATATTTCAAAAATCACATCGCCATTACCCGCTTATACTTCTTTAAAAAATTAGGCTGACTACTCCCAGGTACCTGCCCGCCACCACTAGCCCACAAAGGCAAAGCAGTTTTATTTTCAATCAAAAACCCAATCAAAGCACCCCTATATTCATCACGCTTTCGCTCCACACTCAACTTCAAATCTGCCATATCATTTATAGTAGGAGCCTTTCTATTATTAATGCCATCAAACTCACTAGCCACCCTAATCTTACCACCACTCGTCACCACCACCACCAAAAAATCCAAAGCCTCCAAATAAGCAGCCCAAGCAACAAACCTGCACACATACCCCAGCAGCTCAGTTTCCAAAACCGTCAAAGTACCAGCCAATTGTTTAGTTTTTAAAGCATTAAACAACCCAAGCCCAAGCAATGGCTGAGCCAAATCTCTTTCAGCATCAGCCAAAAACTGCCTAATACTTCCAAAAAACAAATAAGTACCCAAGCTCGGCGGCAAAAACTTTCCAAGATCACTCCCAAAACGTATAAACAAACTCTTCACCACACCATACGCTTCACTATTAGCCCAAAAAGTATAAATACTAACCTTCTCATACAGCAATCTCAAAGCTTCTTCCAAAGCTTCAGCCGCCAATTCAGGAGTAGCATTCAGCCTCTTATCTAGCACACCCATTCTCACAGGCTTAGTTTTATCACTCTCAACCTCCTGCAAACCATTATCCCCCTCAGTACCTAATGCAAAAGGCAAATAAAACGAATAAGTATAAAAAGCAACAGCCCGCTCAACCCAGTCAAACAAAGCTTTCTTTTCAGTACTCATCGCAGCAATCTGACTAATATTTGTTATTTTCAAATACGCAAAAGTTTCAGCACCAATAGCTTTTCTTACCAAAAGCTCAGCACTCGGAGCAAAGCTCAAAAGCCTATTACTGTCATCACTCGCACTAATAGCCCCAGTCCCCAAGCATCTTACTAATTGCGAATTAGAAATTAATATATCCATCATTAAAAAAATTAAATCGTAGTAAAAAACCAACTATAAACCATTTTTCTGACTAACCCCACTCTTATTCTGATCCAGCGTTTGCAGCAAAATATTCTTAAACTCAAATTGGATACCATCAGCCAAACCAAGCTTCTTTTTTGCATAAGGCAGCACAGCCCTGTTCATAAATTCCAAAATCAATCGTCGCTCTCTTGGAGTCCTATAAAATTGCTGATATTCAGCACTAATTCTGATCTCCGTACCACCACCACTATTCATCTTACCATCACTCACATTACTCAATCCACCAAGCACCTGCCCGCCATTTGTCATCGCCTTTACCGCACTCAAATAAGTATCACTATATTCAGCCCCAGTCATCTGTCTTTTCACAGGATCAACTTTCAACAACTCCACCAATTTCCCATTCTGACTATCATAAGCACACACATCAATAATATTCGTACGCTTACCATTCCCAAAAGCAAACGTATCCATATTCTCACAAAACGCATCATACAGCTCCTCATAAGTATAAGGCTCACCATTCGTTTTTACAGGATTTTGAGCCAAAATATCATCAAAATACCTTTTAGCTATATGAATAATATTACCCAAATTTCCCTCAGTCTCCAAACTCTCCCGATGAAACGGAGCAATCTTATTACTCACCTCAATCCAAACATTCAAGGCCCACCAAATCGCATAAGCATAATAAAACTGTCCAGGCTGCTGCGGTTTCAAATGCACCATCCCTTCAGGCAAATTATTAGGCTTTGTATAATCAAATCTTGGCACCACATCAGCATACTTATTACCACCATCATCCCACCTTCCACTCACCACATACTTATCAATTATTCCACGGCTTTCCAATACCTTAACAGCTCTCACAGTAGTAGCATCAATGCACTTAAACGCCATATTCCCACCACTATAATTACTCACATTAATAAACGAATTATTAAGCTGCACCAAATTCAAAATCGCAGTATCAACCAGCTCATCAACCCCATTATTCAAAAAGAAATCTAAAAACTCAGCCTTCCAAACAGGCTCCATCACCAAATCATTACCATCAACTTTTTTAGTAAAAAGCCCAATCCCAGCACCATACAAAAAGTCAGCCCTAGTATTCAACAAATTCCCCATATCCGAACTCGATCGCAACAACGCCACCATTTCATTTGGCAATCTATTATTCCCACCCCAAGGATAAACCTCATAACTTTTTTTAGAACTATCAGGCCCAGCACTAACCAGCAATTTTGATAAACGCCCATTACCATCAATCAAATCCCCACGGCTCACCACCTCAGACCTCATTCTAAAATAAGCATCAATCACCCCACCAGCACTAGAATAAATATTTTTATCTTTCATTTTTATTAAAATCTATGATCAATCCTTTTACCGTTAAAACTTACCAAGCAACAAATAAAAACTTCAAAATTATGCGTAGCCCCGTCCTCAATCAAAAACAATTTACTCGCATCACGCTCCACATCTCCTACACTCCTAAAATCTCTTTTTTCACCACTTACAGCAGTCAAATGCTTTTTTCCAGCATAACGCCTCACCTTTTTTTTATGTCCAAAATCTCCATCTGCTTTTCTATATTCAATCTCAAAAAAAGCACCCTCACTACTTTTCCCAGACTCATTATAAAAAGCGATTACATCGCTTATATTTATTCCAAAACCAGCCATATTCATAATATCAAAGATAAAACACCCCCAACCCCCACCATAGGACACAAAAAAACCACCCTATTAAAATGCCTATTCCTACCAAAAAACAACATAAACACCTAATTATCAATTAGTTACAAACTGACATTAAAACATTTATTCAAAAAGTGTAAAATCTAAC